GCCATCGCTTAAATGGCGAATATATTCTAGTTCAGGAAAAGTATCGATTGTGCCTTTGTGGCTTTTGATTTCTACTCGAGTTTGATCTGAATTTTCTAGTGCATAGAAAAACATTTCCTTAGCACCTTGCTCTATTTGATTCTTAAAATGTTCGTTATACATTGTTTAATCCTATACGTGCATAACCACTGGCTGGTTTGTTACTTTCTGGTCGGTTCGGCCAGTCTCTTGGGTCAACTGTCTCTCCAGTTAGTTCATAACGAAAGTCTGGATCATACACCATGTTTCCACAAGTTTTGTAGTTGATTCGTTCGGGATTGTACTCAAAAACAACTCCACGTTGCATACACCAAGACTTACCCTTATTCCACACTGGTCCATTTACTGTACCAATATAGCGAACTACGTTTCCCTTATGCATCTCTAGGATGGCTTGATGGTAGTCAATCATTTAGATACACCTCGATAAACGGATCTTCTTCTGGGAAATAATGCACATCGTACATTATTCCGCCAATGTTGTATTCTGCACACCAGCTATGTTGATTGTTAGTCTCTCTAACTGGTTCTGTCATTTGAAGCATAAGCCAAACACGATCGTGTTCTTCGCCTTCTAGTCTACGCTTAGGCGGGCCCATAATTTTACGAATCCACGCTTCAGCTTCTTCTTTGGTTTCAAACGGCATTTTAATCCTTTGGTGCGCTAGGTGGGAATTGAACCCACTACTCGGAGTTTTAGAGGCTCTTGCTTAACCAGTTAGCTTCTAGCGCATAAGTTTATTATGCTGCCGTTAAGCGTTTAGGTCAAGTGCTTCTTCTTCTTTTTGGTGAAGTTTAGTTGGACGTAATGGCTCGAGCCATGTATCCGGAATGTATGCTTTGGGTGTATCACCTAGCATATTTTGGAGACCGTGATCAGTAGAGATCCACCAATAATGATCTGTGATTTGGGCTTTGCAGGTAATGCCACGGAAATCGAATTCATCACCTTCTTTGAAATGTCCAATGTAGTTTTCTACTAATACTGTCTTACCAATATTAGTAGGACGTAGACTCATGATAATCTTAGCGATATCACCTTGTTCACACTTCATTCTTTGCCAGCCCCATAATCTTTGTATGTAAAATCATGTTTTCTGTTACTAACTTTGTTATAGTTGCTAACAAAATTAGGCGATCTGCATCATTAATTTCTTCTTTATCAAACTGATCAAGGATACTAGTGCCGATCATTTTCATTGCTTCTTCTTTGCCTTGCTTAAATGAACCCCAATCAAATGGGTCACCTTCTTCGTGAGCAAAGGCAATATCAATCAATTCATCTAATGTTATTTTAGCCATCCTACCTTTTCTCCATTGTCGATTCTTCTCTGATGTTCTTCCACAGACCCAGGAAAACGCCAAGCCCAAACGGCAACACAGGCCATAAACATTGCAGTATAAACAATCCCACGTGCAGGTACTCCTCCGGTAAACATTAATATTAAACTTAGACTCATCATACCTAACATAAAGAATTTCATCTTAGTTGGGAATACACGCTTCTCTCCCCAGTTAGTTAAGAACGGGCCGAAGATCTTGTGATTATATATCCAACGGTGCATACGTTCGCTGCCCTTACTGAAACAATACGCAGCAAATACTACGAACGGTGAATAAGGAATACCCGGAGTAATAACTCCGATGTAAGCCATGCCTAATGATAAGAGACCTAGGCTAGTCCATAAGATTTTTTTAAATTTATTCATAATTAAGCTGCTACTACTTTGTTAGGTAATGCGGCCTGTATAATGTCCGCATGTAAGTTAGGAGTAAACTTACCCCCAGCCGCTCCGTTTAATGTTGCGAGTGTAGAACCTACACCTTTTGATGCTCTTGTACTAATGCCACCGTATGGTAAGCCAGGAATAGCATAGCTACAATGAATCCATACTGTTTTGCCTGGAAGATATTCCAACAGCAACTGATCATAAGAAATGTTTTTACTAATCCAAACAGCAATATCATAATAGTCGTGTGCTGCCACACCACGGAATTGAATGTCGCAGGCTTGTCCTGTGCCGTGAGCGCCACCGCCAATTGATTTGCCGTGTCTAAAACTATTAGTTAAGAACGCATTAGGGTATTTTGCCTTAATAGGTTCTACAACATTTAATGCTAATGCTGCTAGATTATTAACAACGTTTTGTGGACTAGATACGCTAGGCCCGTGTTCTGCTAATTGCTGTATTGTTCTAGGAAATGTAACATTCTTAATCATCATACCTAATGTAGTACCACCGGGAGTTAAAACTGTTGAATAACTTAAATCTCCTGTAACTGCTGTAGAAGTTTTTCCTGCTACTACTGCCCCAGGTTTAACACCCTCCCCTTTCGGAGTTGGAGTAGTTGTGATAGTTTTATGTTCAGCAGCAGTGATACGTCCCTCTGCTAAGAAACGGTCAGCTTCTGCTTTACCTGCTGTATTGTCGTCATCGCCTTCAACGTTTTGTACAGCCTGTACAACTGTTACTTTAGGTACAGCCGGTGCGGCAAAACTACCATCAGTTGCGTGTGCATTGTATAATGCAATAGGCACACCATTAGCAAATACATTGCCCGAATCGTATACAGGTTCAACTCTACCGTCAGTACCAAACCGTAATCCTACAATAGAATTAAAGTCATGTGTATGCGGTATCGGTGTATACTTTGGTCCAGCCAAACTCGGCGAAGGCGAATTAGACGGGCTAATGGTTGGTGTAGTCATACTAGTATTTAAGCAAGTTTAATACCTGTAGTTTGCTGGATAAACTGATCTGCAAATGTTTTGTCAGTGGCTTCTGCCATTGCTACAACACCTTTTTGAAGCTTAACTTCTTTATCCGGGCTCACGGTAAACAAGTATGGCATTAGGGCAGGGCCTTGCGGGCTCATTCCGATAACCATAGGGTTTTTCAACTTGTAATAAGCAGCGCCATCTTCTGTTAGTTTAGCAACTAGTTCTTCACCAGAAGTTAACTTAAATGTAACTACTTCGCCTTCTGTAACGCCTCTATCAATTAACATATATTATCCTTGTAAGTGTGTCTTTAATTCGTTAAATCCGCCAATTAATTTTTCATCAATAAAAATCTGCGGAACTGTACGGGCATTTGGAACAGCTTCTAACAACTCTTCCTTGGTGTACCCGTCACCAATTTTCTTTTCTTCAAATGCAATGCCCTTTGCTTTTAACAATGCTTTTGCTTGATCGCAATAGGGACAGTTGTACTTACTCCATACAATAGCTTTCATAATATTTCCTTATCTTATTTTTATTTGATTTCTAAACCCGTTAAGAGCTTCTCTATGTGACACAAATAATGTGTTATCACTTGAATAATTTAATCTAGAAACTCCTGCATCAACATCTTTTCTAGCATATTCCGGTTGATTCATCCACATTCGTTGAATACTATCTCTATCTAATAAATCTAATCCGTACATGATCAAAGTCCAATTATGGTGCCTAAACATGTAATATGCTTTTTCAAAGAAATACCTATTAGGTAATGTTTTTTTAAATAGTTCTATTGTCTCTTTGTTAAAATCGGTTAACTCAAAAGGCTTATCTTTCCAGAATTGAGAATCATCACGTTTTGTAATATAATGCAGTTGAATATAGTCAACAATGTTTTTAAACATATCCAACATAATTGTGTTATATCGGTTTTGCATTACATCACTTCCCTCAATGTAACCGTGCAACATAAATGATAAACAGAAAGATTGTTGAATAGTTGCACCAATGCTCGAAGCTTCCAATGGCTCAACAAAGATGCCAGACAATCCCATAGCAACACAATTCTTTACCATAGGCGTATCTGTATATCCTGCAGAGAATTTGATATCCCTACCAACTTCAATAGACTTACCTAATGCTTGTTCGGCTTCAGCAACAGCTTGTTCTTTAGTAATGTAATCATCACAGAATACATATCCGTTGCCATGTCTTTCAAATGTTGGGATCTTCCACATCCATCCTGCAGACATTGCAGTTGCTTTTGTCCAGCCATTAATTTTTTCTTCACCTGGCGTAGGAAATGCAATGGCATGATTCATTGGAAGGTATTTCTTTTGATCGTGCCACTTTGCACCTAACTTACCGATGATAACTTTATTAAATCCACTAGCATCGATAAAGAAATCTCCATCAAATGTTCTGCCATCATCTGCTTTTAGTTGTCTAACATATCCGCTTTCGTCATCGAGTATAACATCTTTAATGATAGCATCTTCAAATGTAATCATATTTTCTATACATTTTTTGTGTAACCACTTATTCAATTTAAATGTATCAAAGTGAAATTGGTTTACAGGCAGACCCTCTGGAGGAAAAACGCTCTGATCAAAGTTTCTTGGAACTACTGACACAGGATCTAATCCATTAACAATGCCATATGTATAACTCGACGGGACTTGATTAACAAATACCCCATCCCACGGGCCTGCTACAGAATGGTAATAATATTTTCCGTCACCGTTCCAATTTTCAAATCTAATACCTACTTTATATGTAGCATCAGTTTCTCTAAACATTTCACCAATGTCTAAATTACAAAACTCCATAAAATCTTTCCAGTGTTCTGTACTACCTTCGCCTACACCGATAATTCCTAGTTCTGACGATTCTAGGACTTTGATTTTTAAATGAGGATTTGATCTTCTTAGTATTAATGCTGATACTAGCCCGGCGGTGCCTCCGCCTAGTACGATTACGTTTTTAATGTCGTGCGATTGTTTAATCATGTTTCACCTTAGTTCGAATATATTACGGCTCCGTTTTTATCTGTAACTCTTACCAATAATGCACCTTTGTGTTTATACTGCAACGCAGAACTTATAGCGGATTGTTCACTGCTATAACTGCCAATAGTGATCCAAGATTGGTAAGGAGAGGTACGTTTGTATTGTGCTTTATACATAGTATTATATAGTCGGTAATGAATCGTAGTCTAAATTTTCACTCATAACTCCGATTACATAACTTGTTGATTCTGTTTCTTGTAGTGCAGATTGTTTCTTGCTTGTGTCACTGTGCTTATTGAACCAAGGAATAGGAGTAGTCTTTGGATGCGGGTTCCAATACTTAATTCCAATTTCTTTCAATGCTCCGTATGCTGTAAAGTCAACAAACTCTTTTAGAATGTTAGCATTAAGACCAATAACTGGACCTAATTTGAACAAGTAGTCTGCCCAACCTTTTTCTTCTGCAATAACATCTTTGTAAATTTGGATTACTTCTTCCTGGCATTCTTGTGCTACTTTAGCAAAACGAGGATCTTCCTTAACAACTTGGTTAATGATGTAAGAAGTCCAACCTTTGTGTAACAACTCGTCTTGTAAGATCAAGCTGATAATGTTACCATTACCAATAAAGATTTTATTCTCAACCATTGCTAGGCTTGTAGCAAATGATACCATAAAGCGGAATGCTTCTAAGGCATAACTTGCGTGTAGTGCTAGGTAGATTGCTTTAATGTGAGCTTCTTCCGGTACCGCTTCTCCGATTTCTTTTTGGCAGTTGATATAATGCAGTTCATCATAATACTTGCCAATGCTCGATGCCATATCAACAATCTCTTTAGTATCGTGGATTGTATTAAACACTTCCTTGGGTACATTATAGATGTTACGAATGATATGGCTGTAACTACGGCTATGAATGTTTGATTCGAAGAACCCCCAGTTTAAACACAATGCTTCTAGTTCAGGCAAACTAACAACAGGCATGAATACCTGTGTAGGCCCACGCCCTTGTAAACTATCTAATGCTGTTTGACGCAGTAGGTTACTGGTAAAGATATGTTTAACTGCGTCACTAGATTCTTTAAAGTCTGCTGCATCTTTAGTAAGACTAACTTCTTCCGGTACCCAGAAGAAACCACGTGCTGTCTTTTCATAGTCAGCAATCTTGTTGTATTTTACTTCCTCAAATCGTTGAATTGTTACAGGACCAGCTGGGTCAAGAAACATCTTACGATGTAAGTAGTCTGTCTTTGTGTTTAAATTATATTGTTGTTTGCTCATCTTTATACTCTAAAACTTTCTCCGCAACCACAACGATCTTTTTCGTTAGGGTTGATAAATTCAAATCCTTCGTTGAGCCCATTACGAACCCAATCTATTGTTAAACCATTCATATATACCAACGACTTTGCATCAACTAATACAACAAATTTGTCATTAGCAAAATTTGTTATACCCGGCTCTGCACTATACGTATCTACATATTCTAACGTATATGCTAGTCCAGAGCAACCAGTAGTTTTAACACCTACCCGAATACCTACTCCTTTGCCTCGATCCTTAAGCAATTTTTCAATTTTTGATTTTGCTATGTCTGTTACGGTAATCATTTACAGTGGCCTTAATAACTATCATAGTTTACAAGCCTCGCAATCATCATCGAATTCTGGTTCAACTTCACGCTCATTGTGAAATCCATTGTAGTGTACTTCGGGCGTCTTGTCTTCGTGTTTGGCACCTTGCTTGTTAATTAAACTGTAGTAGAATGTTTTAATACCCCACAAGTGTGCCTGCATTAAGTTCTTAGCAATTAGTGTTGTAGGAACTTTACGCTCTGGGAAGTGTGCTGGATTGTAGAATGTATTTGTTGAAATACTTTGATCCACATAAGCTGCAATCACTGCCGCAGTCTTTAGATACGGTTCACAATCTCTTTGATCCCACATTAACTGATATTTGTTCTTTAGTCTATTGTACTCAGGAACAACTTGTGTTAACGACCCTGCCTTAGATTCTTTAACTTGAATCAACTGCATAGGCATTTCAATTCCGTTAGTTGAGTTAATAACAACGGAACTAGACTCAACGGGTGCAACAGCCATTAATGTAGCGTTACGCACACCGTGAGTTTTCATTTCTCCCCTAAGGGTTTCCCAGTCAAGTTCTGGAGTAAAGTCTGCAAGCTCGTTGACTCCTGCTGCTCTTCTTTCCCAAGGGAAGGTTCCTTGTCCGTATCTTGTTCTATCGCTGTCTTTACACTTGCCTCTTTCTTTTGCAAGCTCAACGGTTGACTCTGTAAGGTAAAAGGCTTGATGCTCCATCCAAACTTTAACTTCCGCCAATGCGTCTTTGTCGCCATATTTTAGTCCTCTCTTAGCATGCCAATAAGCAAGGTTAGTAATACCGATGCCTAGTGGTTGGATTTCATCGTTACTCAACTTCGATTGAATACTTAAGAAATCCTGGTAGTCTAGAATGTTACATAGACTACGCTGTAGAATGCGACATGCCCTACGCATATCTTCTGGGTTACGGAACGCACCCCAGTTGATGGATCCCAGTGTACATAACGCTATGCGTCCCTCCTCGTCGTCTAATCTCTTAAATGGACGGGTTGGTAATAAGATCTCGCAGCACAAGTTACTTTGATAAATGGTATGGTATTCAGGATCAAATGGTCCTTGGTTCATTACGTTATCAATAAACACCAAATAGATGCGACCTGTATCTGTACGCTCCTTAAGT